AATCAATTTATCTAAAACAAACTACAGAATGTCTAAATCAGCTGTACTGTTTGAAAATCCTCCAGTAGAACAACTACAAGAAATATACGATCAATACTGTAAGTACAAACAGTTTGAAAGCGTAATGCCTTTATTCAATGAAGACTTATGTGCGCCGCATTGTGATATAGTTGGATACTACAGCAACAAAAAACTAGTTGCATTTAGTCATTATTATTGGTATAATTCAGATAATGTAGAAGCAATACAGTTTGCTTGGAACTACAAAAATCCCAAGTTATTCTTAGGTCTGAAGAGTTTGCGCCACGAATGTGCATATTACAAAGCCAAAGGTGTTAAGTACATATACGTTGGCTATGCAGATGAATATAAGAAGCAAATTAACGGTTTTGAAATTTGTCCGCCAAGATAATGGCAAAATAACACTTGACAACGTCCCTAAAATAATGTATAATATAAATTAAACTAAAGGAGAATCTTATGAGTGATAGAGTATACGGTGGCGACGAGAAAGCTAAACTAGAACGTTTGGTTAACGAAGGCGCAACAGTGTTACGTGAAATTGAAGATCTAAGCACAGGTCTTAAAGAAACAGTAAAAGCAATAGCAGAAGAATTAGATATCAAACCAGCTCTTATTAACAAGGCAATTAAAGTTGCACACAAAGGCGATTGGGAAAAGGTTGCTGACGAATTTGACGATTTAGAAACACTTGTTGTTACAGTTGGTAAAGACAAACCATAATGCAAAAAGTAAAAGACTTTTGGATTAATAGTTATAAGAGTGACAAAATCGCTTTTGGATTCGAACTAGTAAGTTTCGTATTTACGGTTATAGCAAGTTTGACTTTGGCATTTAATGCTATTGATCCAAACATGCTAGTTATCTATCCGTTCTTCTTTGTAGGATCGGTTACACAATGCTACGCGGCTGTACGCAGAGGCGCGGCATGGGTAATGTTACTAACAGGATATTTTGCTGTTATTAATGTAGTTGGATACGGAGTGGCCGCACTATGGTGGTAGACAAAAAACCATATCAGTGGCTGAGTTGGCTAGCAACTGTTGTATTAGTTGCGGCGGCTTGTTTAGCAAGTTTTGTGCCCGAATGGCATTGGCATCATTGGGCATTCATTGTAGGTAACGCACTGTGGATTGCAGTTGGTTACTTATGGAAGGAAAATAGTCTGTTATATATGAATATTGGTTTAACCATTATTTACGTAGCAGGTCTTGTACAGTAATAAATAGTTATAACGCCAAAGGCAATTGCCAGGCATGTAGAAGGTTAAGTTGGCCATAAGCAACGTAGGAAAATATGAAGTTAAGTTGTAGTACACTATACATCTCGCACCCCACTGCTATTCGGCACGGTCCATTAGGGGTAAGCAAACAATCTAGACAATCTATTGTTGAATATTTTCTTAAATTAAAAGGTGAGAGTCAGCCTACTAATGAGTCTTGGAAGACTGAGCATGACATACATCTTGATCATGATATACTTAATCCTTTATTAGATCAAATACATTTATGGTATTGCCATAATGTTGTAGGTCCTCGAGGTCCTAAGTTTATAACTGATCAAGTATGGCCTGACACTAGTAACTTAGATATTGATGCAGAAGTATGGTTTCAAGAGAGCTTGCCCGGACAAGATTGTCCACAACACGAACACGGTACACTAAGTCGTTGTAGTTGGGTTTACTACTTAGACGTAGGCGAAAGTAACAATCCACTTACATTTGTTGAAATGCAGGAGTCTAAAAACGAAATCTTTCCGGTTGACGAAGTCAACTTACCAGTGTATAATGATATGGTAGTCATGTTTCCTAGTACCATACATCATAAAGTATATCCTGTAAACACAACAAGATATGTTTTAGCAGGAAACATTAATGACATTACTTACAGGGAGAATTAATTGAGTTACGTAGACGCATTATTTGATAGAGACAGTGACATTGTACGTGTTGTAGAACGCAAAGACGGCAAAAGAAAGTTTACTGAATATCCAATCAAATATACATTTTATTATGAAGACCAAAAAGGTAAATTTAAAAGTATCTACGGAGATCCAATTAGTAGAATTGTGTGTAAGAACACAAAAGAGTTTCGAAAAGAACTTGCTATTAACAAAGGCAAGAAGATGTTTGAAAGCGATATTAATCCTATCTTTCAATGCTTGAGTGAAAACTATCTTAATCAAGATGCACCCAAACTAAACATTGCGTTCTTTGATATTGAGACTGACTTTGATCCAGAGCGTGGCTTTGCTGATCCTGCAGATCCTTTTATGCCTATTACTTCTATCTCTGTATACTTACAGTGGATGGAAACAATGATATGTTTGGCAGTACCGCCCAAGACACTTACTATGGAACAAGCTAAAAAAGAACTTGAAGGTATTGACAATGTAATGCTGTTTGAAAAAGAAGGTGAAATGATTGACACTTTCTTAACACTAATTGAAGATGCTGATATTTTATCAGGCTGGAACAGCGAAGGTTATGATATTCCGTACACAGTAAACAGAACTAGTCGTGTATTGAGTAAAGACGACACACGTAGATTCTGTTTGTGGGGTCAACTTCCTAAGAAACGTGAATATGAGAAATATGGTAAATCAGCTGTAACCTTTGACCTAATAGGTAGAGTGCATCTAGATAGTTTAGAATTATATCGTAAATACACGTATGAAGAAAGACACACATATAGACTTGATGCAATTGGCGAGATTGAAGTTGGAGAAAACAAAGTTCCATATGAAGGCACTTTGGATCAACTGTACAACAATGACTTTAGAAAGTTCATTGAATACAACATTCAAGATACCGCACTACTGGACAAGCTGGACAAAAAGCTAAGATTTATTGATCTAAGTAACGAACTAGCTCATGCAAATACTGTTTTGCTACAGACCACTATGGGTGCTGTCGCAGTTACAGAACAAGCGATTGTTAATGAAGCACATAGACGTGGTATGCAAGTACCTAATCGTCCGCACCGTGATGACGAGAACACACAGGCCGCAGGTGCCTATGTAGCATTTCCTAAAAAAGGTTTGCACAAATGGATTGCTAGTATGGACTTGAACAGTCTGTATCCTAGTGTTATTCGTGCATTGAATATGGATCCAGCAACAGTTGTTGGACAGCTACGTCCAGACATTTCAGATGCTCGTGTAAAAGAAGATATGGGACTTAAAAAGAAATCCTTTGCAGGTAGTTGGGAAGGACGTTTTAGTACAGAAGAATATGAAGCAGTTATGGAACAAAAACGTGATACTGCATTAACTGTGGAGTGGGAGAACGGACAAAGTGATGTATTGTCAGGTGCAGAGATTTATAAACTTGTATTTGATAGCAATCAACCTTGGATGCTTAGTGCTAATGGTACTATTTTTACAACAGAACACGAAGGTGTTATACCTGGACTACTAAAACGTTGGTACAGTGAACGTAAAGAACTACAAGCAATGTTAAAGAAGGCTAAGGACGCCGGCAATGCTACAGAGATTGAGTACTGGGACAAAAGACAGCTGGTTAAGAAGATTAACTTGAACAGTTTGTATGGTGCTATCCTTAATCCTGGGTGTAGATTCTTTGATAAGCGTATAGGACAGTCAACTACACTGTCAGGTCGTACTATTGTTAAGCACATGAGTGCTGAAGCAAATAAAGTTATTACAGGTACGTATGATCATGTAGGTGATGCTGTTATATATGGTGATACAGACTCTGTTTACTTTAGTGCTTACCCAACTCTTAAAGAAGGTATTGACAAAGGAGACATTCCTTGGAGTACTGAAAATGCTATTAAACTTTATGATCAAGTAAGTGAAGCAGTTGACAGTACGTTTACAGACTTTATGTTAGAAGCGTTCCATTGTCCAAAGAGTCGTGCAGATGTTATTGCGGCAGGTAGAGAGATTGTTGCAAAGAGTGGATTATATATTACTAAAAAACGTTATGCGGCACTAGTAATTGATAATGAAGGCTTTAGAACAGATGAAGATGGTAAGCCAG